AACGTTGACCAGCAAAACAAATACAGCCAACACCGCGACGACCGAACCAAGGGGGGCAAAAATGGCTTTTCGCCGTCTGCGAAGGGTCGACCGTTTGCGTGCAAGTGCGCGTTCCAATGTAAAATCAAGCTTCAGAGGCGTTTCTTCAAGCTCTGAAAGCAGGGTTTTGTATTCTTCATTTCGATCCATCTAAAACTTCCTCCTCCGATAGTTCAAGCCTAAGCAACTTCAGCGCTCGCCTCAGGCGCGTGGCTGCCGTACCCTGAGGAACGCCGAGCGCTGAGGCTGTTTCGGCAGTCGTCAGGCCTGAGAAATAGCGCAGAATAATCGGCTCCTTTAGTTCCCTGGGCAGCCGCAGCACCGCATCCCGAACCGGCAACGCGTCAAATTCCTCAACCGCGGTTTCCGGCAATTCCGAAACATTGAGTGTGCGTTTTCTATGGCGCAGCTCTGTGATGCAGGTGTTAATAAGTATCCGTGTCATCCAAGTTCTGAAATATTCCGGCGAACGGAGCTTTTTACAGGACATGAGACCGTTATAAACCGCCTCATCAACCGCATCGAGCGCTGCGGCCTCGCTGCCGAGATACAGATAGGCCGTGCGGTAAAGCTCCGCCCTTTTATCTTGTATCAATTCGGCAAATTCATTTTCGTTCAATGGACTGCTCCTTCCTGTGGTCACGGGGCTTTTACCTATTAGACGCACCAGGGCGCCGGATTTATTTCTAAGCTGAAAGAAATTTATAAATTGTAGTATAACACAGGCAAAGGGGCAGAATAAAGCACTGCCGCTGTTTGATTATTCGCGGCAGTGCTTATTGTTTTTTAGAGCCGGACAGGCAGGGCGGGCGTTTAGCCCTCCATTTGCTTACCGAGAAAACTTGCGACTGTAACGGCAAGCTTGACCTGAACCTCGCTGGGTTCGGTTGTACCCGGTTTTGCGGCAAAGACGACACAGCCAAGAACGTCTCCCTCCGAGACAATCGGAGCTGCAACGGACACACAGAGCATCTCATCACCCTCTGCAAAGGGAATCTCCAGTTTGGGTGAGGCGGCGTAGAGCTTGCGCGAATCCATGATATCGGTCAGACCTCCACTAATCCGCTTGTCGATGAGCTCCTTTTTGGGGACGCCCGCGCAGGCGATGACCGTATCCCTGTCGCATACAGCAGCGATGCAGTCACCCGTTTTATAGAGCGCTTCGCATATCTGAGCCGCAAAATCCGACAGCTCGCCAACGGGCGAGTATTTTTTGAAGATGACCTCTCCGTCTTTTTCAGTATAGATTTCTAAGGGATCACCACTACTGATAACATTGACATCGTAGACCTTATCCTTACGGTGCTCAGCTCGTTGGATTACCTGGGTCTTTGAGATATCCGCGATGTCTGAATTAAAATTTACGGTTTCTTCCTCCTGCGGCAGCGTGCCGCATCGCAAGAGTGAATCAATGTCGGATTTTAGCTTGACGTCGATGTGGTCCTCATAGACAAAAATCTTATCAATGATAAGTTCGAGATCCTGTTTATCCAGCTTGTCCTTTTTTAATACCTCGTCAAAAATACCGATGGCCGTCTTTGCTATTCGGTTGACCCGAATGATGGTATTACGCTTATCAAAGGTCAGAGCAATCTGATTTTGAAGGCCTTCGATATGCCCCCGACACTCAGCCATTAATGCTTCATAGGTTTCCTCAATCAGTTCCTCTGATTCAGGCTTCCGCATTAGCTCCCGTGTTTTCTGGCGTGTTAGCACCTTAAGCTCCTCTTTGGCGTCGTCTAGCTGTTTTTCCAAAAGGCCTACGGCTTCCTGATTGTTTTTAACCGCCTCAGATTCATTTTTAAAAGAGTCCTCGAGTTTTGTTATCATCTCAGCCGAAGCGTCACGTACGCGCTGAAGGTAGCTTTTTATTACAGAATCAAGGACATCCACCCGCGTATGATGGCTGGTGCAGCCTTTGAGTCCTCGCCGGTGGTATGTGCCACAACGGTAAGCATCTCGGAGGTCGTCACGACTCATGGCAAACATGGGGTTGCCACAGTCCCCGCAGACAAGAAAACCTGAATACACATTATCGTTCTTTTTAATACCGCGGTAATGGTTGGTGGTTCGTTTTCTAAGCGCCTCCTGAGCAATGGCAAAGCGTCGAAAATCTACAATCGGTTCATGGTTGTTTTCGAAAACAATATGATCGCTTTCGTCCCGTTTGATGTCCGCACCGTTAATTTTCCTTCGAGCATACTTTCCCTGGCGTAACGTTCCAATATAAAAATCGTTACTCAGGATGCCCTGCACGGTGATAATGCTCCACTCTGAACGAACCTTCAGTCGGCATTCCTCGCCCTTTGATTCTATGCGTGACCGCTCACCCATACGCGGCGTGGGGATATGAAGATCTGTCAGGTAATTAGCGATTTTTTTATAACCCCAACCTTGGGTATACAGTTCAAACACCTTGCGAACAACTTCGGCCTCCGCTTCGTCCGGTTCAAAAGCCATTGTTTTGGAATTAGTAATGACGTAGCCGTAAGGGACGGCACAGATCCATCGCCCGTCCTCCTGACGCCTTTTAATGACCGATTTGACCTTCTTACTGGCGTCGGTCACAGGCATTTCATTGACGAGAAAACGGAACTGGATGGCTGTCCAGTCGTCATAGGTTGGATAGTCAATGGAGTCTCCGATAGAAATAATTCGAACACCCGCATCCCGCAGATCCTCCAATTCCACCAGTCCGCGTGAGTTACGGCGGGAGAAACGGGAAAAATCTTTAACCAGCAAAATATCGTACTGTTTCCCCATCAAAAGCGGGCGCAAAGTTTGATAACCCTCGCGTTGTTCAAAAGTGTAGCCCGAGCGATCGCGATCCTCGTAGAATGTCAGCTCAGAGCCGGGAAAGCTGCGTTTCACATAATCCGCAATGATGGATTTTTGGTTTTCAATGGAGGTGTTGTCCCTGTCCTGCTCCTCATCAACCGAAATCCTGCAGTATCCAGCTATGTCAAAGGTTTCTATCAATATCAATTACACCTCGCCTTTGTTAATTCTTTCAACATTGTACTATGCCGACCAGCAAAATGCAAGGAGAAATCAGCAAGTGAAAACAGTTTCGGACGGATACCGTGTTTGGTTTCCGTCCGATTGAGGTTAACGGCTGATTTCCAGCTTGTTTAGCTGTCTTTTCTCTTCCGCTAGCTGACGTTTTGCAAGAACTTCCCGATTATGGCGCAGCAAACCGAGTATACTTTCCTTCAGATCACCCTCGCCAGATTCATAAACCACCGGCAAGTATTTTTGAGCCTTCCATTCCTTGAACAGAGGCTTTAGCGACTGACGAATTTCGTCGTCGTTCTTCTCAGCATTTGACAGCCATATTTCGACGATTCTCGTACTGTTATTCACGTTTATCTCCATAGCGCGCCTCCTCACTACATTATTTTCCCAATTTATTGCTTTCTTATTCATATTTAATGAGCGTTGAAAAATACCTGACTATACTTACAGATAAACAGCACATCAGCTTCACAATTACCAATGTGCTGTTTATCTATATCTAGATTAATATGGTCAACTTTATGATGGATCAAACTATGGTAGAGTTTCAAATTAATTTTAACCTAATTGGAGCTGCTTTTTTGTTTCATGCAGAATCAGACAAGTTTTTTCGCCTATTCTTCTAAAATCAAACGCATTAATATTTATAGAACAACCGGGTCCTGCGGTGTTTTCGTGTTATGCTGTATTTCGTGTTTCGTAACATTTTACGTTTTACTAGCAGGCAAATTTGCTAGTTGTGAGTATAACAATAACAATAAGTTAAAAATCTATGATTTCTATATTTAGGCTGTAATTATAGTTGCTTCACCGTCAGTCATCGGCATAAACAGTTTAAAGCTTAATATGGAATATTTTAGTAAGACTTTTATGTAAATTAATGTTATTCTTCATAAATAGAACATTTGTTAATCGATGCTGTAAGTTGCTATGTTAATTTCGTATATATCTGCGTCAATTAGAAAGGAGAAAAGTATGAATTGGAAAGAAGAATCTGAAAATGAGCTTAGAGACTATGGCAGGAAACAGCTCGCGTTAACAAATATTCCCAAATTCTTAGACCACATTAAATATGAGCTCTGCCTGATTGAAAAAAACGTAACTAATCTTGAATATTGCCGCAACGCGAAGAATATGTGGGATGATTTGTTTATTGAGAGCATAGTAAAAAAGAGCGAACTGGAAAGGAATCTCCTTCTTACAAAGGGCCGTGTTGATTTGGTGGAAAGGGGACTCAATGGTGTTACAGCTGATGAGCGAAAAATATTAAGATTATTTTATATTGAGCGACCTGATGACTGCGTTCAAAAGCTATGTGATGAATTTAGTTGTAAAAAAAGTAGTATTTATAATTGTAAAGATATTGCTCTTCGTAAATTTACAATAGCTATGTACGGAGCAGATCATTTATAACATCGAATTAGTTTGGCGGATTATGTATGACTTTGATTTGATGCAATAAGAATAATATATTGTACTTTAAGCACCTTCAAACTGAAGCGTGCTTTTACTATATTAAAACATCATCGATTAAATATGTTATAAAATTCTAATTGGAAAGGTAATTATATGAATTGGATTAAAGAATCTGAAAGCGAACTGCGTAATTTTACTAAAATCCAGAATGACATAAAGACTTTATCTGACCAGATTACGAGTATTGACTATGAAACTACTTCAATTAAATGTACAAATTTTGATCGAGAGCGGATCAATGGCGGCGCGAGTAGACGTGAAGATTGGATTATTGAAAATATAATGAAAAAAAATGAGCTTGAATTATATTATGCAATCGCAAAAAAACATATGGATCTAGTTGAACGTGGATTGGGTTCCGTTACGAAGGAAGAACGCAGAATATTGGAGTTGTTTTATATTGAGCGACCGAAAAACTACATAGATATACTTTGTGATGAACTAGGGTATGAGCAGAGCAATTTATATTATCACAAGGACATAGCTCTACGGAAATTTACATTGGCAGTGTTTGGGGTAATTTCAACATAGACTTTGGAATAAGTTGGGAAGACAAAGATAAAATTACGTGTTATATTGCTAACATCAAATAGTGTTTAGAGAGTATTTGCCTAGTACCGGCGAATGCTCTCCAGATTTAATAGAATTAAATATTTTGTTAGGAGTTTGTTGAGCTAGAAAAAGAAAGGAAAAACGATGAATTAGGGGCATGCTATTTCTTCTGAATGAAAGATGAGTATGACCATAATACATAACAGGAATTGTTCCGGCTGTTGATGCTCGAACAAAATGTTCCAATATTTGATAGCGACGTGTACTTCAATAACAAGGGGTAAGCTAATAAATGTGGATCATGCATTGAGCCGGGCAGTGCTGTTGTACTAACATTCGAATCGGATAAGGGAAGAGGGAAGGCTTATGCCTTCCCTCTTCCCTTGGGGAATAAGTTGCGTATAGCCAGGGGTGGGAGCGAGTAACTATTCAAAATAAATATGATGTTTTCAGGGAGGGTAATTCAAATGTAAAGGTTAGTATCAATAAAAATACTGGAGGAGATAAACTGTGACCGAAATTTACGACATTATTGAAGAGATCAAAAGACTTATGGCTATCAAGTACCCCACGGCTCAGGCGTACGTCAACATCTGCCCTTTAAGCTACACAAGACCCGCATATTTGATTAGATGCCCGGAATTTGACCTGACGGATGTCAACCGCTCTACAGTGAAAATTTCAGCAAACTTGACAATTGCATATCTTACGGATGCGGATGTAAGCAATTTGTCAAGTACCGCGCTGCTATCAAACGTTCAGGAGACTATTCTAAGCATTTTTAGGGACGGATACATTACCATTGGAAACAGAAAAATCAAGGTAAAATCCAGTGCGGGTGACATTGATTATAACGAAGCAAATATTGATCTGCAATTCGAGTATTTCGATGATCGCTCAGACGCGGTGGAAAGCACACCGATGATGAGTTCAATCATAACAAAAACAAAACTAAATTAGGAGGGATTCAATTGTCATTGCCAAACATTAACATTGTATTCACAAACGCAGCAACCACAGCGATTACTCGTTCTGAAAAGGGTGTAGTCGCAATTGTTCTGAAGGATGCGGCCGCTAATGGCGCTCATATCCTCACAAGCTCTTCGCAGATTCCGGCAGCACTCGGTGCAGATAACCAGGCTTACATTAAGCGTGCTTTTCTGGGATATGCAAATCCGCCCCGCAAAGTTATTGTTTTCGTAGAACCCAGCAACGCTACCGATCTTACTGCGGGGCTTAATTATCTTGCAACTCAGTCCTTTGACTATCTCGTAGGGCCTCCCAGCATAACAGCAGCGGAGTGCACGGCAGTAGTAACATGGGTCAAGGCCCAGCGTGCGACGGGTGCTGTACCCAAGGCTGTTCTGCCCGATACTGTTGCAGACTGCGAAGCAATTATCAACTTTACGACATCTGGTATTATGGTCGGCACAACGGAATATACTGCAGCGCAGTATTGCTCCCGCATTGCTGGCTTGATAGCAGGGACACCGATAAAAGTCTCCTGCACCTATGCGCCCCTTACTGAGGTTAGTGACATAGACAAGCTTACAAAGAGCGAAATGGACGCGGCAATCGACGCCGGTAAATGCATTCTTTACCACGATGGAGAAAAGGTCAAAATTGGGAGAGGCGTTAACAGCCTTACAACTACGACTGATGCAAAGGGTTCACTGTTTAAGAAAATCAAAATTGTTGAGGCTGTGGACTTGATTCAGCACGATATCAAACTAGTTGCACAGGACAACTATATCGGCCAATACACCAATTCCTATGACAACAAATGTGTTCTGATTTCAGCTATAAAGGATTACTTTACCGGCCTTGAAAAAAGCGATATTTTGAAAGTGGGTTCGAGCACTGTTGGGATAGATGTGGATGCTCAGGATGCATATTTACAGGGACTCGGCATTGATACCAGCTCAATGAATGAGCAGGATATAAAAACTGCTAACACAGCGGATAAAGTGTTCCTTCGGGCGTCTATTTCAATTCTTGATGCGATTGAGGACATTACCCTCGACATCACAATATAAGGAGGAGATAAGCAATGGATAGTGCAAAAAGAGTAATGTGCGGTACATGGGGTGAGGTATGGCTGAATGGTGAATTGGTCTCAGAGGCTTACGGCATCCAGGCCAAAGTGTCTATGAACAAGGAAGACGTCGCTATCTGCGGCCAGATGGCTAAGGATAAAAAGACAACATCTACATCAATGACAGGTAGCCTCAAGCTCCACAAGGTTAATTCACGCATGGCAATTGCTGTTGGCGAAGATATCAAAGCTGGAAAAGATCCTCGCTTTACTGTCATTTCAAAGCTTGATGATCCCGACGCTTACGGTGCAGAGCGTATAGCGCTTTATAACGTTTCGTTTGACGACCTGACATTGGCAGACTGGGAAACAGCCACAAACGGCAAGGTCGAAGCACCGTTTACATTTACAGGCTTCGAGTATCTCGATCGTGTGGAGGTATAAGCATGGACCCGTTGGAACTACTGCTCCGTGCTGAAATTCCATCTCTTCCTGAGAAGGAATTCAAGTTAAAGCGCTTAAGTACTCTATGCGGGGAGCCCGTTCTATTTAAACTACGCGGACTTCCCTATAATAGAGCCGCGGAGCTGACCAAAGACCAGAAGGAAGATTTGAGTGTTCATATTGCGCTTGCCGGAATCGTTTCACCTAACTTGAAGGATAAAGAACTAATGGCTCATTATGGTGTACCGACCCCCTCAGAGTTGCTTAAAAAGATGCTTCTTCCCGGTGAAATCGAGGATCTTTCGCGAGCGGTCGAAAAACTCAGCGGATACCGCGAGAATACCATTGAGGAAATTAAAAAAAAATAGACTCCGACTATGAGACCCAGATGATGTATTACCTGTTTGTAGAGCATCATGTCCTGCCGGGAGACTACTATAGACTTCCGGCAGGAGACAAGGTTGTACTAAAGGCTTTTTTTGAAACTGATATGGAAAAGCAAAGAAGAAATTGAAATTCATAACGCATAATCCCTTCTAAGAATGTGGGGATAATTCTTTGAATAAGGGGGTGAGTATTTGAGCAAAGATGTTAGAATCAAAGACAATGTGACGCCTAAGATAAACACAATGAAAAGCACATGTCAATCCTTCGAAAAGGAATTGGACGATATGCAAACAAAGCTTAATGCTCTAGGCAGAACGAAAGTTAGTATTAACATCGAAACGTCTCCCGCATTGAGTGAGCTAAAAAAAGTAGAAAAACAGTTGCTCAAAACTGATGATGCCGCGGACAAGCTCAATAAGGGATTAAATCAGTCCTACGATGGATGTGTCAAAGATCTAAAAAACATCACTAGCGAGGCAAAAAATGCGGAAAAGGCTTTGAAGACTTTGAATACAACTTCCTCCGAGTCCAAGGACAGCAGTGGAAGTGGAGGGAGTAATGGTGGCGGCAAAATCAAAAGTGCGCTTGGCGCACTTGATTCATCTGGGGCAGTAGATTTTATTACAGATGCCGCGCTCCAGATTTCCGGTCCACACATCAGCAGCGCATTAGGAAAAGAAAAGGGAACTCTTGTCAACAGCTCAATTTCAGGTGCGGTTTCGGGAGCTGCCATTGGTGCAATAGCGGGACCACTTGGTGCTGCCGTGGGTGCCGTGGTGGGCGGTGCGGTTGGCTATTTCAAAGGGAAAGCAGAAGTCTTTGAGGAAAAAGACAAATCTTTTAAGGAATACTATAGTAACCTTTTTGACACAGTCGAGCAGCAACGTAAAGAATCTCTTGCTAATGGTACATCGATAGCAGCCGAACGCGAGTTTAGTGCGGCAACCAATATAGGGCTGGAAATATCCTCTGGTTCACTGACAACGGACGCGCTGGATAGCATGGCTAAAAGTGGTATAGACGTTTACGATGCGCTTTCCAAGCTACCCGAATGCATGGGGAAGACAAATGATGAAATCAGGGATATGGTTGCAAACGGCCTTATTCCGGGCGCGGACGCAGCACAGGCTATTTCTGACAACACCTATCAAGGTCTTGTAAATCAGCTGGATGCAGCTAAAGATAATCTTGACTCTGCCAAGGGCGAAGGATATACCGAGACCAAAAAAGCTGGATTGCAGTATCAGATTGATGCGTATACAGGTGAGAACAGTGAGGAGCTAGAAGAGGCGAACCGCTTGATGGGCGTGTATCAAGCATCGCTGGAAAATAAACAAAGCCAGCTTGAAGCAGACGCACTTACGTCAGTTGTGTCAGGTAAAGTAGCTGAAAGTTATGTGGGCTCTGGAAACGAAGGAGCGCTCCAGCAGCTTATAGATGAATATAAGCTAGCGAAAGAAGCTTACGAAGCAGCCCAATTAAGCGGTGATGAAAAGGGTATGCTTGCGGCTGAAGCTTCAATGGGTAATGTGGTTG